AATATTATTTAATTCCAATAGAAAACGTTAAACCTGAATCTTTAAATATCGCTAATGATTTAAATTCTTCAAAAGAAAAAACAGCTAGTCAAATAGCAAAATCATTTACTAAGCTTTTAAAACAAAACAGAAATAGCAGATTCTTATTAACTTCTTTTGCGAAACAGGTAGCATAATGGCTGAAACAATATCGTTAAAAGATAAAATTATAGAATTAAGATCTAAAATACTTATACATTCTTATATGTATTGGTATAAAGACAATCCTCTAGTGTCTGATGTTTTATTTGATGCTTGGAAAAAACAATTAGTTGAATATCAAAATGAACATAAACAAAAATTTCCTAATGAAAGAATAGAATTTTTTGAAACTGCATTTACTAATTGGGATGGTAGAAATTCAAAATCACTCCCTTTACTTGATGAATGGATTACAAACAGAGTTGAGATGTTAGACAAATATAAAAATGCGACTCCATACTTTAATATTTAAGATTATGATATTACTTTCTCTATCAGGTTGTTTTGGCGAAACAATATTTACAGTTGGAGCCTTTAAAATAACCACAGGAGATGTAATGACAAAGGTGATTAAAGTTATACCTAAAAAAGACGATAATTTAGAGGATTATGAAAACAAAAAATTATAATACTGCTAAGTCATTGATTTTAAACACTTCTAAATGCATTTATTCCTTTACTTTTGGTAAAAAGTATAGTACAATATATGTATAAACTAACTAAAAAAAATAAAAATATATGATGAATAACGTGAACCTAAAAAACTTTGTAGAGTTGCTTCATGAGTCTTACCCGACTTCTGATGATAAGTTTACAAGAAAACAAGTCAAGAAAATCCTAAAGGCAAATAAGTACAACAATAAAACTGAAATTTATAACTGGGTGAAAGCACAAAAGAGTGGAAGAGGATCTTATATTATCCCTCTTTCAAGTGTTTCTTCTTCAGTGACAAATAACGTTGTTAAAGTTGATACTGTAAAATCTGAATCTACTAATCTAGATGTAAAATCTTTAGTTCCTATTAGAGATAGTAATTATGTTCCATTCGGAAACTATAAAGATCTTGAAACTATTATAACATCAAGACAGTTTTATCCTACGTTTGTGACAGGACCAACTGGTAATGGTAAATCTACTTCTATTGAACAAATTTGTGCTAAGCATAAAATTTCTTTAATTAGAGTAAATTTAAACAGTCTTACAGATGAAGACCAATTGATTGGTACCAAAACACTCGTTGATGGTAATATTCAGATAGTTGAAGGACCAGTCGTTATCGCTATGAGACTTGGTATCCCTTTACTACTTGATGAGATTGATGCTGGTGGTGCGAATACTCTATTATGTTTACAACCAATTCTTGAAGGTAAACCATTCTACTTTAAATTAAAGAATGAAATTATCGTTCCTAGAAATGGTTTTAATATATTCGCTACAGCGAATACCAAAGGCAAAGGATCTGAAGATGGAAGATATATTGGTACGAATGTTTTGAATGAAGCTTTCCTTGAAAGGTTTGCTGTGACATTCCAACAAGAATATCCTTCTCCATCGATTGAGTTAAAAATTGTTAAAAACTTAATGGATTCTTATAAGTGTAAAAATGATAAGTTTGCTCAGACTCTAGTTAAATGGGCTGATGTAATTAGAAAAACAAATGAATCGGGTGGTGTTGATGAAACAATTACTACCAGAAGATTGGTACATATTGTTAGAGCATATTCTGTATTTAAAGATATTGATAAGTCTATACAATTATGTACAAATAGATTTGATGAAGCAACAAGACTTGCTTTCATTGATTTATTCGACAAAGTATCAAATAATAAAGAAACTTCGGCTCCGAAACCATCAGAGTCCGAAGTCGCGAGTGCTGTAGTTAATCAACCTCAAACAGTGAGTGCGTAATGCTGACTTGGAATTCACTTACTAAATCACAAAAACGTTGGGTAGAACACTTTGCAAAACTTCTACCCGAGTGTGTTGAAAAGGGTTATATAACTGGCGTTCAATGTCGTATTCTTCATAAAAAAATGAAAAAAGAAAGAGCAGCAGGTGGTCCTGTTTTTGGTAAAGCTAATTGGTTGTTTAGGTCGAATAAACTTAAAAGAGGTTTGTATTTGTTTCCAGCTGATGGAGTCACTGTTCAAAAAGCAATGAATTCTATTTCAGGTCAAAATACAACTATCGCAGTTCCAATAAGTTCTAGGATATCAGAAGATGATAAATCATTTTTTAATGATATAAAAGCTTTTGGTATAGATATAAAGTATGTTAAAAATTCATAATGGGGTTTGGTTTAATATAAAAAATAGTAAAGTGGGTGCCCAATTATGAAAGTATTCTTTTTCACCCACTTTACTTCTAAACTAATTTATACTATAATTAATGTATAAAACAACTAACGGAGTATATAATGAAAAAATATGAAGAGTTAAATTCAAAACAACAAAGTTATATTGATTTTGCTACTCAAATGTTTCCAAATGCAGCTAAATCTGGTGTTATAACGAGAAAAGAAATTAAAGTGATAAAAGAAACTTTAAGAAATAAGAAAAAAGCAGGTGAAACTGTATCGATTATAAGTTCAACTAAATGGCTAAAGAAAGATTATACTATTAAAGCAGGATCTTATGTATTCCCTGCGAAAGGTATAGATCCTTCAAAAATAGCAAACACTGCAAACGTTAATGGTGTTAATGTGAGAACAGCCACAAATAATGTAGAACAAGATAAGGAGTTCTTTAAATCTGCTATATCATCTCAAGCACGAACAACTAATGCAGTATAGGTTTAACGAAGATAAACTAATTAAAGAATTAAAAGAATATATTGATCAAACATATAAAGGTCATTATTCTAAAAAGAAATTTCAATCAACAGAGTTCATCGTTGATTGCGGTCATGGTCTAGGATTTACTTTAGGCAATGTTTTAAAATATGCTCAAAGGTATGGGCATAAGGATGGACAAAATCGTAAAGATCTTCTAAAGATTTTACACTATGCTCTTCTTGCTCTATACGTTCATGACCAAGGAGAAAAACTTAATAATGACAAGGAGTGAAAATGAAACTAAGTAAAGAAACCCTAGCAATAATGAAAAATTTTGCAGGTATTAATTCTAATTTAATGCTAAAAGCTGGCAATAAATTAGCAACCATATCACCAGGAAAGAGTGTGATGGGTGTAGCACAAATTTCAGAAAACTTACCAATTAATGGCACTGGTAATTTTGGAATATATGAATTAAATGACTTTTTATCAGCTTACACATTACTTGATGATGCGGATTTAACATTCACTAGCAATATCTGTGTAATGACTAAAGGGAATCAAAAAGTTAAATTTTATTCAGCTTCTCCAGAAGCAATAGTTGTACCATCAAAAGACAGTCTACCAGTTTCTAGTGATGTAAGTTTTGATATAAAAGGAACAGATTTAGATATGATTTTTAAAGCAGCTTCAGCTTTGAAAGTAAGTGACGTATCAATCGTATCAAGAGATGGTAAGTTAAGTGTAGAGGTAGCAGATAAAAGAGCAAAACAAAGCCAATCTTCTACTACTAATACTTTCAATATAGATATTGGTTCTTCAGATAAAGAGTTTAAAGTAAATTTAAAAGTTGAAAATTTACAAAAAATTGCTCTTACAGACTATAACGTATCAGTTGATAGCAAAAAATTATCTAAGTTTTCAGCTATTAAAGGTTTATTAGTTTATTACATAGCTATTGAGTCAGATTCTGTAGTTAGCAAATAATCTAATTATACAACTATATTATATCATGGGTAAAGTGCATATTCCTAGAAAATTAATTCCTGCTTGGGTAGACCATAACAATAAATTTTTTCCAATTAAAGATTATTACGTTCATCAAGATACTGGAGATATCTACTCTACTAAAATGGGGTCTTTAAACAAAATAAAATCTAGTACAAACAGGGGATGGATAGGGGGAGCAACAGGAAAACATTATCCTTTTGTGACTTTTATTGACCCAAGTTTTTCAGATCTTTACCGACTTCAAAAAAGAGTAAGCAACCATAAAGTTCTTATAACTTCTTATATCTTTCATTATAATATCCTTAAAGAAGAACTTAAAAAAGCTTTTAAACATATATCAGAAAGAGGTTTAAAAGCATTAGATAAATTACCAATATGGGTTCTAGAAGAAATGTATAGAGGTCTGATAGTAAATCATATAGACCACGATAAACAAAATCACAATCGTAATAATCTTGAGTTAACAACTTATCAAGGAAATGCGAAAGCAAATACAAAACATAAAAATAAGACCCCATATATTAGTCTAATTAAAAAAATGAGTTATGAGAAAACCTATGGAAAACCTGCACTATGTTAAATACATCTGATAATCAATTTGTTTGGGTTGAAAAGTATCGCCCTCGTAAAATTAGCGAGTGTATCCTTCCTAAAAATTTTAAACTTACATTAAAGTCTTTTATTAAAGGAGGTCAGATACCGCACTTTTTATTTTATGGTACAGCAGGAGTTGGTAAAACTACTGTCGCTCGTGCATTATGTGATGAAATAGGTGCTGACTATATAATTATAAATGGTTCAGAAGAGGGTCGTATGATTGATACTCTCAGAGTAAAGATTAAAGGATTTGCTTCAACTATATCTTTGACTGCTGCTAAAAAAGTAATTATTCTAGATGAAGCTGATTATATGACTCCGAATATAATGCAACCAGCCTTAAGAGCATTTATAGAAGAGTTCTCTTCTAATTGTAGATTTATATTTACTTGTAATTTTAAAAATAAAATTATTGACCCAATTAAATCAAGATGTTCTGTAATTGATTTTAAAATACCAAATGATGAAAGAGCAATTATAGCTACTGAATTTTATAATAGAGTTATAGAAATTCTTGATAAAGAAAATATAAAATATGATAAGAAAGTCGTTATGACACTTATACAAAAATATTTTCCTGACTTTAGAAAAACTTTAAATGAATTACAAAGGTATTCAGTTAGTGGTGCGATTGATACAGGTATTCTTCTTGGTATTTCAGATGAATCTTATTCTACTTTATTTAAAATTTTAAAGAATAAAGAGTGGGATAAAATGCGTCAGTGGATTGACACAAATTCAGATATTGATACTACAAATCTATTTTCTGAAATATTTGATAAAGCACTTCCACTAATGGATAAAAATTCAGTACCAGAATTAGTTTTAATTTTAGCTGACTATCAATATAAATCTGCTTTTGTTGCTGACTCAAATATTAATAAGGTTGCTGCCATGACAGAGATAATGAAAAAATGTCAGTGGAAGTAAAAAAATTTAAATCAAACCCATTTAGATTTTTATCAGCTATAAATTATACGAAAGAACAGCTACATGAAACCGATATATCTTTTGAAGACGATTATCAGCCATTTTTAATCAATAGGTCGTTATCGTACTTTCCGGATACTGTACAAATAGCTAATGAAGTCAACGTTTTACACTATATTCCAAAAAGATGGCAATTTTCTTTTTACCTAAATATAGTAGCTAAGAAGAAAAGATATTCAAATAAAAAGTGGGCTAAAAGATCTAAAGATTCTAATGAACCCTTTATTATGGAATATTATAATGTGTCTCATCAAAAAGCTAAGGAGATAATGTCTCTCTTAACTAAAGAACAGATTGAGATTATTAAATCAAAATTTTATAAAGGTGGAATAAATGGGTGATGAAATTAAGCAAGAGATTGCTAAAGAAGAAATTAAAAGTGTTCCATATTCTTGGAGCCCAGACAAAATGTTAGAAGTGTTCTTAATTGAACCTGATAACTTTTTAAAAATTAGAGAAACATTAACACGTATTGGTATCGCAAGTCGTACTGATAAAAAACTATATCAATCTTGTCATATATTACATAAACAAGGAAGATATTTTATTGTTCATTTTAAAGAATTATTTTCTTTAGATGGTAAAGAATCTAATATTACTACAAATGATATTGACAGGAGAAACACCATAGCTATATTATTAGCTGATTGGGGATTATTAAAAATTAAAGACGTAAATCAAATTACATCAAAAGTTTCTCTAAGCCAAATTAAAGTTTTAGCACATAAAGACAAAGCTGGTT